TAAACCAATGAACCAAGCGGCAGTGTAACTAGAGCCCAAGAAGTACTTGTCGTTCATGTCTTTTAACCCGACGTTCACAACTAAGTTATGCTTCTCTGCTGTCCATTTAAGGTTCCCCGCGGGGTCAAAACACTCAAGTGTAAATATACCGCCACCTTTAATTTGTTGTGTAGATGCGGTACCGCACTCTAAACCTGAGCCGACGACATCTACAGACTTTGCTTGTTCGTTAAACATTTAAAACTCCTATTGAATACGTAAAATTGCTGAGGTGTTGGTATCAGGCGGAAATTCTACAGTAAACGTCGTTGTAGATATCTTATCTGAACCAAAATCCAGCACACACACTGCTGTACCACCATCTTTATAAATCAAGGCACCCCGAGCAGTGATAGCGCCAGACCAAGAAACATTACCAAACGAAACAAAAGATACACCATCTAAGGCATTTACAGAAGCTACTAAGACTTCACCACCTGCGGTGTACCCAGCACTCACTACTTCACCATCTGTTGTGTAAACGGAGGTAGAGGCTGTAAGCGACGCGGCATTTGTGTACAGGGCCAGTTTAAACACCCCAGCACTAAAATCCACATCACCGTTAAGCAATGCAGTTTTGAATGTGTCACACGTAAAGTTTCCAACAAATGCCATGGTTATTTCACCGGATATGTTACTTGGCCGCTACGATATACATCGACGCGCTGTTTGCCATCACCTAACTGCTTCAAGAGCGACATAGCCTCATTGTACTTGGCTTCATAGTTAGCTACTACGTCTGCTTCCTGTCTTTGGAAGATTGAGGCTTCCCGCATAGCACCGTAGAAAAGAGCTGAATCGAAGTTGTCACCAAGCCAAGTTGTACCAGCAGTAACGATTGACTCAGGGTAGAAGAAGTAATGAAGCTCTGCGGTATATGTTGTGTCAGGAGTTGGGCCCAATATAAGTGATATTTCATTTGTCAGCGCTGGTAAAAGCGTATCAGTTGTTGTGGGTCCAAATATCGCATAGTACTTAGGAATGCCTCGATCATTTGGGCTAGGGTATGCTTGACGAATAAAGTTAACATCTTTGTCGATTAAGTACTCATAATTACCACTAGCATCAACCACCGCCAAGGAGTAGACAGATAGAAAATCACTCGGGGTTGAGAGATACTCATTGTTATTGGTAATAAACCCGGTCACGTTTTTACGCAAATAGGCTAACTGCACGGAGCTATATATTTTCTGCTCAGCAATCTTTACGAACGTGGGAATATTCTCGACAAACAGTTGTTCATCACTTTCCGAGTACGAAGTAATTGCGGCGGTGAGCTCTGCGTAATTCATCTTAAGCCATAGGCCCGCGTGACATAGTGCCCTTAATCGCCGCACCTGTACCGCGCACCCGCATACCAGAGGTTTTTACATCATTGCGACCGGGATCACCAACACTCACGCGCATGGCAGGAGTACTGCGGGTTACATCTTTAGATGCTAGCGTGTTTGGGTCTGGCTTTTTGCTAATAACGGCTTTTAGGTTCACAGGACCTCCTTGCATTGTGTGGGGCTCGGCGTAAACTTTAGCGTCACCGATTTCTTTACCCATAACTTTTTGGCTGAACTTGGCCATTATTTACCCCTTTGATTCATCACCTTAGCCATACCACGACCGTAGGTCTTCATCATTTCGTTTGTCTTGCCGCCCTTAGCCATTTTCTTGGCGCCCTTATGCATCTTATCCTCGTGGGACTTGACGGCGGACTTGGCGACTTTTTTCATTTGCTCTTTCATGGTAACCCCTAAGTGACTGACACGGTAACAGTGCCAACGCTAATACGTAAGTTTAAATTATTTGGCGTTAAACCGCCATCCCTACTTCCACCAACAGGGGCCCAGCCCCACTGAAACACCCGACTACCGCCTGTCAAATCCCCATCTGACCCTATACCCCCAACAATGTATCCTTTCTCAGGACGGGGGTTACGCAGGGCTTGCGGGTCATTTACTGGACGCTCACCTAGAAACACCTGCGGTTGTGGTGGCTCCCAGCATTCTGGACACACCAATATGTTCGTCGGGGTTCGCTTAAGCGTCAATGCTTTTAGCTGCTTCAGTTTGTAGCGCTGACCACACCGATCACATTCGGCTAGCGCGTGCCTACCGGAGGCGAACTGATTAGGCATTTAAATCCCCTGCATGTTCTGGGTACCTTTGCAAGTACACGTCTTTCCAGTTTTCTTTGTGGTGCCGTTTTGCGTTCGATATTCTTGCGGCTTTACGCCGATTATCAATTTGTTCTGGCGTACATTTGTAGCCTTTATTGAACGCCCTTCCAATCCTTGCCTCTACTGCTTTCCTTCTGTACTCAGGGTCTTCCCAAAGCGTTTTTGTTCTTAGCGCTCTTTGCTTTCGCTCTTCGTCCGTCATTGCGGAATTGATTGCTAATGTCATTTTCTCACGTTTCGCAGCGTCCGCCCAAGATGTTTTTGACTGTATTGAAACTTGTGCACGATATTCTTTCGATCTCGGTGGGTGGATTACCGTAAATCCATCTGCATAGCGCTTCCTCACAGCAGCTTGCGCCCGTTCCCGCCATTGCTCAGGTAGTTTCTGCCCTCTCTGCACCGGTGAGCTTGCAGACTTTGACCCATTAAACACGGGGGCTAGACCGTCAATAAATCGCTGCTCATACATTAACAGGTTTAACGGATCACATATAACCAAAACCTCAATCGTTAAAGCGTCTTGCCCATGTTTGTCAAACACACGCTGCAAATACGGAGAGTGGTGAGCGCCCCGAACCAGCAATTGGCGATGCTTATTAGCTCGAGTTTTGATGTTTATTGACGACCCAATATACTCTTTGCCGCTTGCTATATGCTTGATAGAATAAATACCGCATACGGCAAGGTCTGTTTTAATAGACATTATCTACCAATCCTAGGCACAAAACGGATCGGTGCTTTTTCCCTGTCTTCACTTGAAGCCATTTCTAGCTGTTGCTCATAGTCCATCTTTAACTCTGCGCGACGTCCGGGGTCTACCGATACGATTTTCATCGACAGGTAATACGCAAGTCCTGCAACCATGCAGTTTAGGAAACGAAACGGAATGTCCATCGTTTGCGTTCCACTGTTACCAGCATCCTGAATACGGCGTAGCCGCCAGTACGCAAATGTATAAGGCTGGGATTGGTCAGGGGTAGGCCATATCGTAATCTTAGGGTTGTCCCTCAGTCGCTGAATCCATACTTGGATTGGTCTACCCTGCACGTTCTTGTTGGGGATCGTGGCGTATGTGGGTTCTGCGATGCGACTAATGTTGATGTCGGTTTGATTTTGCCCGGTGCCTGTGCGGATTACCATGTCCATTAGGTCAATCGTGTCTGCAGGGATGTCATACGTAGACTGCCCCGGAATAAGCGTCACTGAGCCTTGGTCGATCGTCCACAAATTAATGCCACGATTAGCCCACTCGACCGTTAACAGATTCAAAGACCGACGTGCAGTACGTAAGTCATAACCCGTGCGAAGCTCCGCACCACAGCGCTCAAAAGCCTCTTCTACGAGGTCGGCAATATCTAAATTAAACGTAGCGGTGCCGGATGTGGTCATTTTCTGTACGCCTTAGTTTTGCTTGCTACTTTTTTAGGTTGTGCCACAAACTGCTTACCCTTTTTGTTACCGGCAGCTTTAGCCTTATTGGTAGCTGCTTTTTCCGCTGGGCTTAACGCGCTCCATGCTGCATCAGGTAAGTACCGCTTCTTTCCTTTTGACGGCGAACCGTCTGAAGTGCGCCATTTCTGCTCACCCCATTTTTTCAAGGACTCTTGCGGTTTCTTCACTTATAGGCCCCGCCGGATTTTTTATATTGCTGAGCTAACATTTGTGCCTTACGAGCTGACCACTGCCCCGGATCACCGCCTTTACCACCGGCTTTGATGCGCTCAAACAACCCTTTACGCATACCGGGCTTAGTGTAGTTACCAGCTTCGTTCACGCGGGACTTCGTCTTGCCACCCTCGGCGTACATGTCGAACTTATCACCGTCTTTACGCGTGCCCACTTTAGGCATTTTGCTTGGATTGATAGCA